GAGGGGACCACCTGTTCTTGATGCGAGCGGAAACAGGACGCCCAGCACGTTTGAGGTGCTCCTTATCTGCGAAGGGTTCAACCCCGCGCTTCAAGAAGTACTTTAGCAGTGCCTCCGGACCATCCAGAGTTGAATCTGGTAGTTCGGATACGACAGTCACTCCCCTGACTAGGGGGAGATGAAGGTCGTAGTCATACCCTTCGGGCTCGCAAGGCCCGTGGCTGTGACGACCCAGCAGAGTTGATGTTGACTCGACGATGGGGAAAGGAATCAATTTCTTGATCCTATCATCGAGCCAGTCTACCGCCTCTGTGTAACCAGCATGAAACAACTGATTACGGAGAGATACGGTGGACTGCAACTCTGAAACGTGCTTTCGGGAACCAGGGAACATACTACGAACGCGAACGACAGAAACGTCGTGACCGTCGTAATAGTCCTTGCCACAGGACTCTCTGAACTTACCAGTCCAGAAAGACTTGTGAACATTCACTCGAAACCCAAAAGTTTCGAGGGCCTGGAGAACCGATTGCACATAGTCTACAGGTACGATAATATCGTCCCCGTAGACGCGCACCAAGCCATAAAAGGACTCAACGTCCTTTTTGGCAAGGGGTCGATTGAGCTGCTGTTCTATCCCTACAAAGACAACGGTTAAGAACACCATTGCCTCAAAGGGGAAGCACAGAGCTGATCCCATAGACGCGAACTTTGCAAGACGGATTGTTTTCTTGCCGTCCTTGCAAGGCACATCAGCCTTCCGGGATCTTGTTGCGTCCACAGCCTCACTAAGGTGAGGATGATTGGCAAGCAAGAGCCGTACATGCTGATTCGAAACTCGGTCTGATGCCTCGCTCAAATCGAGCGTTGCTAAGGTGCCCTTACGGGAACCAATCCTTGCGAGCCATTGATTAGGCTCTTGGGAATCAGACTTTATGAAAGCAGAAGCGAAGTCATCGCGACTGATTTCATGCGTTATTAGCTCAAGGAGTCCCTGCTGCAGATACTGCATGTAGGAAGGCTCCATGGCAATAACGCGAGGAGTTTTGAGCGTTTTAGGCACCAAGACAACCTTCGCGGGTATCTCAGTGCCGGGATCGAGGAACGTAACGCGGTTTCTGTCCCAAAACTCGGGAAGAAATCTCTCCGAAGGGAGAAGGTGTTCCCAGTACGGAAACACATTCTCCAGACGGGATGTCCACACTGATAGACGGTACTTAGAGTTTCCTCTGAGTCCGTCTGCTGTGGCGCCGGGTCCATGCTTCGGCAGGATACTTTCGTAGTAGACACTTTGGTCCACTGCAGTGAGCATTCTACTGAAGATAAGACGAGACACACGACCAAAAAGCTCAGCATTAGTCTCACGACCATTAGCTGAGAGGTCTTGTAATGTCTTGTCATACCGGCGTACGTCCTCTTCACACTCGATATATCTATCGATGGCGGCCTCCTCGCGCTCTTTTGAGCACGGAAGGTTAATCTTAGCAAACATCAGAGTTATCTGACGTATTGCTTTGATTGCATCGATGGAAGGATTATCGAGCAATCGACCACCAAGTCGATCGAACACAAGGTCAAGGAAGCCACCTAGAAATAGGGGCAAGCCGCCAGATCGTCTAAAACCGACGAACTGGTCGTGACCGACATAACCTTGGTCAAGACTTTTTTCGAAGTCCTTTCCAAAGTTAGACAGGGAAATCGTTAAAAACGAGATCCCCTCGTGTTCGCATCGCGCTTCGATCTTTTTGAGATCGAAGTGGGTGCTTGTGCCGCATCGCGTCCCCCATTCATGGAGGACGCACTGCAGGAGCGTGATCAGGCTTTTCATCATCTCCTAGATTCTAGGTAGGTGAATCCTCAGCTATGACCTCGCTGTAGGAGAAGAGCTGTCAGTTCTCCCCACCCAGGAGCTGGGTGACCTTCGAACCAGTACCAGCGGTGAGATACGCAGTAAGCGCATCCACCAGGTACTTTGCCTCCGTGTTCGTGAACCCGTTCACAGGCGTGTCAACAACGAGGTAACACCTCATGTTGTTGCGCACGTTCTGCGACGGGACGAGCGGGTCGGCAGAGACCTTGGACTGGCTCAGTGAGATGGTCCGGCGGATGCGACGACCGTAGGTCGAAGCAACGCCGAGCTGGTACAGCCCGTCGGAAGAAGTGAAACTTCCGGCGTTCGTACCGGCACTGGTTCGCGGAAGCGAAACAGCAGTACCATTCACGGTGACAGACTGAGGGTCAGCATAGCTCATAGCAACGTCCTTGCAGTTAGTTGGAGGACAACGCTGTAGCGCGTCCGTTAGTCCCTAAGCGGCTTATGGCTACTTAAGGACCCCTGCTGTCTTGGAAATACCAAGAGCAGCTAGAATGGACCATTGTTTGGGCGAGAACGCCTTCACATCCAGTCCAAACCCATAAGGTGTGCTCTTAACTCGGCGTTTTTGGAGGGTTACTCCGTACTGAGTTAAGATTGCAGGTCCTTTCCCACCAGGTTGGAGGGGCGGGAGCTGCATCGTTTGCGTACGTGTGGCCTCAGTTGTGGTCATCACGTACCCATAACGAAGCACAAGGCTGTCGTCAGAAAATGCCGAGACATTGGCAAGAAATGCGCCCATGTCCGACATCCAGTCGAACAGCCAAGACCACGGGGTTAGTTCCCAGACGGTATCCACATTCATGCGGAGACCGAGGAGCTGGTTCGCCAGTTCCTCATAACGTGCCAATCTTCCCAAAGCTGTGTGAGCAGTGGAAAGATGGTACGTATATGCACCTGAGAACCACGAAGATTGATTCATAGAATCAACAATCGTGATCCGCCCCGAATTGCCCTGATAGTAGTTCCCCTCTTGTGAGTATCCGTTAATAGTTCCCATAAGGAACTGTCCATTAACAGAATACTCTCCGAGGATTCTACTCTCAGATCCAAGCTGAGCCTTCCTGCGGATGTTCTTTCCGCTGTCGCGGCTGTACTGCTTCACGATCTTACTCGTATGCAGCACACCGCGGGCAAGCTTTTGGATGTCATTAACAGTTGGCAAAACGCCAAACTGCCAGTTGAGATGTTCGCTAGCCGTGGCAGCAGCCGAAGAATGAACTCGGTTTTTGCGTTGGTAACGAATCAAATCTCTGGCAGCGGCGGCGCCAACGAGTTGAGGGAGTCTCTCCCTCAACTCTCCAAGTGCCTGCGCAAGCCCAGCTTCAGGTTTTGTTGGAGTTGTCTTTCGAATCGCCCGTGCCCCTAAGACGTTCATCTGAGATGTCGTCAGATAGGGG